CGGTCGATCAGACGGTCGATCCACAGCAGCAACTGCCACACCGCCCACAGGCCTGCAGCCACCAGCGCATAGGGCATCACCAGGTCGACAGTGGTCTGCAGCGCTGCGATCTCGGTCGGGTCGCCGATGACCAGGTGGTCGATATACCGCCCGATCATGGCGTCACCTGTGCGGTCAGCGTCACGCGCCGGGTGGGCGTGCCGCGTTTGGTCTTGCACTGGATCTCGCCATCGGCCAGCTCCATGTAGGCCGCGTTCTCGCCGCACAGGCGCTGCACGGCTGCGTCATAGCGGGCCTGTGCCGATGCCTGGTGCTGCGCGGCCTCGATGTCGGCGGCGGTGTCGAATTCGGCGCTGTGGTCGTCCAGTGCCGGGCCGACATAGGCCAGCAAGGCGACGATGGCCAGGGCGGTGAGCAGGGTGCGGGGCATCATGCTGGCACCACCATCAGTTCGCCTTCGACCGTCAGTCCGATGGCGGTCGGGCCTTCGGCATCGTCCCGGTCCATGGAGAGACGTTGCCACATGATGGCGGCGTCCTCGGCGGCGTGCAGCTCGTTCGTCAGCCGCTCGATCTGCTCAGCCTGATCCTTGGCCAGCTGGCGCAAGTGGTCGAGTTCCCAGCGATCGAGCCGGCGCTGTAGATTGCGCTGCTCGGCCGGTGACAGTACGGCGGTTGTATCGATCGCGGCGTCGAGCGCCTGGCGCTCGGTCTGATGGGATGTCTGCATGTTTCGCTCCAGTTCGGCGGGGTGCCGGTGGAGCGAATTATTAGGTAGAACTTCTACCCAGTCAATAGGTAGACCTAATTTGTTTGGAAGCTGGTCAGCGTCTCATTCTGAAAATAGAGGTATTGCCGATTCCCGTATGCCCACTGCTCCCGGGTGCCGATGCGGCCAGCTTCTTCATGTTCTGAGACTTCAGGACCTTGATATCGCCACTGCACCAGTCGTGCACTGTAGGGGCGGATACGCCGATGCCGCGCGCAATGTCCGCTTGAGTCAGCTGCAAGGTCGTCATGCGCTGGTTGATTCTCTCGGCAAGGTTCATTAGTCAATCCTAAGCACTAGACGTTAGGCATGACTTGCAAAAACTCTTAGTTGCACCTAAGATCCGCGCATGGAACTCGAAGCCAGCGAAATCATTGAGCTACTCGGCGGCACCGCTGCCGTTGCTCGCCGCCTTGAAATCAGCATGCCGAGCGTCTCCGAGTGGCGCAAAAGCGGTATTCCAGATACACGCCTGATCGAGCTCGGGGCTGAGATCGAAATGGTCAGCGGCGGCCGTTTCTCGCGCCGTGAGCAGTGGCCGACGAAGTTTGCGCGGATCTGGCCGGATCTGGCGTCCAACATTCAACCCACCACCGAGCCGGCAACGGCGGGAGACTGAAATGACAGATGCCACTGAATCGTGCGGAAACTGCGGCGCAACGCTGTCCGATGTGACAAGCATCGAGGCGCCCAGTCGACGGCTCATATGCACAAACCCGCAATGTGTGGATCCGCAAGGCGTGATCGGCGTCACGATCGACTTCCAGGCCGGCCAGGAGGTGAAGCTGACAATTCGGCACATAGTGCGCAGCGGTCAGGCCGACAAACTGGTGAAGGCCATCGAGCAGTTCGGCCTGCGCGCACCGCTTCCGGTGGCTACGGAGTCACCAAATGGCCAGTAGCACGATTGCACTGCGCGCCGATGGCGACGCGGTTCTGGCTGACCTGGCGTTACTTGAACGCGCGGCCGATCTTTCGCTGCAGGTCCGCCAGCGCCTTGTCGACCTGCGCCAGGCCGAGGCCATGCTGCAGTTTGTCGATGGCTGCGAGGACCGTGAGACATGGGTCGCGGTAGGGATGGCGCTCAAGCAGGAATTCGGCGATGCGGCATGGCCTGCATGGGAGCAGTGGAGCGCCCAGGCTGCGAACTACAGCGCGCCGGCCTGTCGGTCGAGCTGGCGCGGGTTCAAGAGCCGCAGCGCTGGCGGGTACACCATCGGCACGCTGATCAAGCTGGCCATGGATGGCGGTTTCAGGTTCACGCCGGGTGAGAAACCCGACCCCGCGGTGGTGGCGCGAAAGCGTGCCGAGCGGGCGGCTGTGGCCAGGGCAGAGCAGGCCAAGCGTCAGGCGCAGGCCGAGAATGCCGAACAGCAGGCGCTGATGGCCTGGCGCAGTGCTGAGCGGACAGGCGCCAGTGCATATGCCGCACGCAAGCTGATCGACGCGCCGGAAAGCTGCCGGTTCCTGCCGGCAGCGCAGGGCGGCGGCCTGGTCTTGCCGATGCTGCGCTATGACCTGCCGCGTGAACAGTCGCTCAAGGGCGTGCAGGTGATCCGCGACGACGGCACCAAACGGTTCACGCCGGGCATGGCCAAGACAGGGACCGCATGCCGGCTGGGACTGGCGGTGGTCGGCGAGCCGGTGTTCATCTGCGAGGGATACGCCACCGGCATGAGCATCCGTATGGCGCTAGAGCGGCGCCATCCAGTTTTCGTGGCCTGGGATGCGTACAACTTGCCGGTGGTGGTCGAGAGCGTCTATCACATGCTGCCAGGCTGCCCGCTGGTGATATGCGCCGATGACGACTGGAAAACCACCAACAAGGGAGTGGCCAACAACGTTGGCCGGATCCAGGCGCAGATAGCGCTCGACTCGGTCATGGATGTCGGCGCCCGTCTGGTGGTGCGCACCTTCCCGGTGTTCGCAAAGGGCGTCGAGCGCGCCGACAAGGACTCCGATTTCAATGACCTGCACCGCCTCGAGGGATTGGCCCAGGTGCGCCAGCAGTTGGATCTGGCGCTCGATGTGATGCGCGAGATCCAGAAATATGGCTGAAATTCACCACATGAGCAGTCTGCCCCCCGACATGGACAATGGTGCCGCGCCCGCAGACGGCCCGGGGGGTGGGGCCGGTGGCCCCAAGCGTGAAAAGCGCAAGAAAAAGGTCGACACCGGCAAGCTGCAGACCTTGTTCCGCAGCTGGGCCTTGCAGTATTGCAGCCAGATCGCCTGGGACACCGAGACCCGCGCGGCCTACGCGATTGCCGGCCTGCGCAATCAGTTCGGCAACGACGAGGTGCGTATGTGGCTGCAATCGGACAAGCGCCGCGTGGTGCTGGCCGAGCAGGTGGTATTCGATCCGTCGAACAAGTGCGGCCCGGGCTGCATCAACCTGTACGCGGGCCTGCAGACGGTTCCCATGCAGGGCGACTGCCAGCCGATTCTGGACTTGCTGCACCACTTGGTGGGCGGCGTCGAGGATGTGTTCCGATGGGTGCTTGACTGGATCGCCTACCCGCTGCAGAACCCGGGCGCCAAGATGCCCACCAGCGTGATCATGCACGGCGACGAGGGCAGCGGCAAAAACCTGTTCTGGGAGATCGTGCGCGATATCTACGGCGAATACGGTTCGGTGGTCGGGCAGGACCAGCTCGAGGACAAGTTCAACGACTGGATCTCGCGCAAGCTGTTCATCATCGGCGACGAGGTGCTGAGCCGGCAGGAGATGCGCCACCTCAAGGGCAAGCTCAAGGCGATGATCTCTGGCCGCGAAATCAAGATCAACACCAAGATGATGCCGGTGCGCTCTGAGGCGAACCACGTCAATCTGGTATTTCTGTCCAACGAGCTGCAGCCCAACGCGCTGGACGCCAGCGACCGTCGCTACTGCGTCGTCTGGACGCCGCCGAAGATGGAGCCGGCCTACTACCAGACGGTCGTGGGCTGCCGTGACAACGGTGGCCGCGAGGCCTTCATGGACTTTCTGCTCAAGCGTGACCTGAGTCAGTTCGAGCCCTACACCCCGCCCCCGCTGACGCAGGCCAAGGCCGATCTGATCGACCTGGGCCGCCCCAACCCTGAGCGGTGGTTTCTCGCGTGGAGCAGGGGCGAACTGCCGGTGTCGTTCAAGTCCTGCAGCTCGGACCAGGCGTACCGGCTGTATCGCCGCTGGTGCGTGATAGAGGGCGAGAAGTTTCCCATGTCGAAAAACGTGTTTGGTCGCATGGTGATGCGCCAGGCCGCCGACCTGGTGGCCGTGCGGGTTGCCAAGCCCAAGAGCACTGGCACGCCGACTCGCATGTGGTGGGCTCCCCCGCCCCCCGATGGGAGTGAAACTGGCGCGGTCGCTCAGGACGCAATCGACTATTTCGAGGCAGCACTCAAGGGGTACATCGGTGAGAACTGAGCACGACAACATGCGGACAGTTACGGATGCATCCGTAACCATGTGGCCATCCGTAACCTGCCGTAACCCGCATGGATATTGGGGAGTTACGGCGTTACGGATGCGGGGTGCATTCTGCCCATGTGTGCGCGCACGCCCGCACGCACACCCACGATTTATCCGTAACTGCCGTAACGCCGTAACCAGCCTTTATCCATGCGGGTTTCAGAGTTACGGATGGTCTGATGTATCCGTAACTGCCGTAACCGAAGGGGTGCCGTCATGAAGCTGAGCATCGAGACAAACTTCAAGGATGTTGCCCGCCAGCTCAAGACGCTGCAGGCCGACATCGCCAGCAAGGCCACGGCCTCGGCGCTCAACAAAACTGTGGCCCAGGCCAAGACGGCGATGGGTCGGGAGATCACCAGCGAGTTCAACATCTCGGCCGCTGATGTGCGGGAGAAGCTGCGCATCAAGCGGGCCACGGCACGCGGCGGCCTGGTCAACATCGAGGCGGTGCTGGAGGCTGCGACCAAGAACGGGCGCGGCCGTGGCCTGAACCTGATTCGCTTCCTGGAGCGCAGCACCTCGCTGGCCCAGGCGCGCAAGCGCGGCAAGGCGGGCACGCTGAACCAGCTGCATGTGCAGATCAAGCGCACCGGTGGACGCAAGGCGCTGCCTGGTGCGTTCATCGGCAACAAGGGCCGCACGGTGTTCGTGCGTGTGGGCAAGGAACGTCTGCCGATCAAGGCGCTGACCACCATCGACGTTGCCCAGATGTTCAACACCAAGCGCATCAACGCCAAGGTGGTGCAGATGATCGAGGCCAAGTTCCCGACCATCTTCGCCAATGAGGTGCGTTACTACACCGAGCGGTTCAACTCGCGGGCAGGATGAGCATGGCCACCCCCCCCTTGTTGGGGAGACACGTCATTCGGATCCGGCCAGCCGATGCACGGCCATGCGGGCGCAAAGAGTCGCCGCCAGACGTTCCCAGAATGGTGGGGAGCGGCAACTGCAACTGGGCGATG